TGAAAGATTGGTCTCATGTATGGCAAGAGATATGCCTAAAGCTTGGGGAAGAAGTAAATCAAGAATGTGGGCTGTAGGTCATTACCATCATCAAGATGTTAAAGAGATAGATGGTTGTATAGTCCAGAAGTTTGCAGCTCTACCTCCACCTGATGGCTGGCACTCATCTTCTGGTTATGGATCTGCTCAAGCAATGCAGATGATAGTGTTTAAAAAAGAAGGAGGGAGACATTCTACTTTAATCTATGAACTCCCAAGACCAGAAACAGAACCTGACATTGTTATCGAGTAATTATGAAGAGTAAAAGTTTAAACGCATTAGTCGATGAAGTTGCAATCCTTCTGCAAAAGAGGGTCAGATTAAAGGCTGCTCTATCTGCCAATAAGAATGGATTTATAGAGTGTGTTACTTGTCATAAGTGGTATCACTGGAAGAATATGCAGGGAGGCCACTGGATAGAAAGAGGGAAGAAAGCTACCAAAACTTTAGAAGAGAATATTCATCCTCAATGCGCTGGCTGTAATCAGTATGGGATGAAACATAGAACTCTTGTTAGAGAAAATTACTCTAAATACATGAGAGAGATGTATGGAGATGATTTCTGTGAGCAGCTTCTTATTAACTCTAATAGGCCAGTCAAATTTTATAGAGAAGACCTAAAAGAACAAATCAAAGAGTTAAAGAAAGAGAACAAAGAGATGGAGGAGCAGCTATAGTGCAAATATATTTTGCAGGATATCAAATGGACACAGTTTCAGAAGAAGAAGCTGAGAAGTGGATAGAAGATAATATCCATGTTATGGATGAAGAGACCAGGAGAATGATTGGCACTCTTTGTTATATGCTTTATAGATATGGGAACTTTATAGAAGAGAACGAAGTATTGGCTGAATATTTTTATGAACTACAGGATAAGGAATTACACTAATGGCTGCTAAGGAAGAACAGATTGGTGGTAATCACTATAAGGATATGAAGATCCAGCCTATTGAGTATATCCTGGGTAACAACTTAAATTATTGTGAGGCCAATGTAGTGAAATACATTTCTCGTTGGAAGTCTAAGGGAGGAATCGAAGACTTGAGAAAGGCAAAACACTACATTGACCTACTTATTGAGTCAGCCAGTGCTTAATTTCATCTTCCAAAATTGTAATTAGGATCAGAAACAGCCTGCCTTATATCTAACAGATCTTCTTCCGAAAGTTCTTTTAACAATTTAGAAGCATTAGATACTATGATCTCTGGCATTTGCCTAGATGACGTTGTTCTTGATGCTTTTTGAAGCTGGTTATCTAAAGCAATATATTTATTAACAAGAGATGGCTTTGATGATAACTTATATAAAAGAATTGGCGCAGTCAAAATTGTTGCAGCACCCAAAAGCCCTGCTCCAGCAGTGCCCAAAAGCCCTGCTCCAGCAGCGCCAAAAGCAGCAGGAATAGCAAGGCCAGCCCCAACCTCAGCAGACCTTAGAGCAAGAGAAAAAGTTTCTCTTTTTCTTGTTTGAGACATTGCCACAACATGATTTAATAGCTTTTTAAACTCAGGCCATCTTTCGCCAAAAATAATTTTTGAGCTTTCAGAATTTTTTAAAAGTGACATTGCTCCAGAGGCTTGAGAAAAAATATTTTCTATTGGATTTGCTCTACCAACATCTATTGCTTCTATCATATTTTTTTCTTTTAAGTATGAGGCCCTAATAGTTTCTCTAAACTTATTAATCTCTGAGCTAACATCCATCTTCGGTCTAGTCTTTGCCTTCATAACAATACTTCTTTCTGCTAAATTTAGAAGTTTTTTTGCTTTTTCTGGATTCTTTCCAAGAAGATCTCTTCCTATATTTTGATAATCATCTTTGTTAAACCCATTTTTTACTAAGTTTTCAATTCCTTTTTCGTCAAGAAAATCTAAACCATCAGAATATTCTTTCTGCATTCTTTGATAAATCTTTGCCATTGAAGGGTCTAATCTTCTCATCATACCTATAGTTGTTTTTCTTATATCATCGTGAAGCTCTCTTAACTGCCTTCTTGCAACACCATTACCATAACCTCCACCAGGAACCATTTTAGATATTTCGTCATTTACACGTTTTTCTAATTTTAATACGTCTTCAAGCCTAAATTTAGCAAACCTTCCAGCGACAGATCCAGATAACTCTGAAATAAGACCATTAATTAAAGATAAAGCTCCTTCATCTAAGCTAGATGTAATAACCTTGCCCTCAAAATCAATAACGCCAGTAGATTCGTATTTTTTAGAAAAGTCTCGTAAAGTATTAACGATTGGCTCTAAACTTACCCAGTTTCTTGCTGACGGAAAACTACTAAGCGTATCAAGCTGACTTCCATAAACAGTGTGCATTGCTTTATCAGCAGCAGACTTTAATCCAATAAACTCTTTCCCAATCTCTGTTTTCGTTTTTGCAAGCCCTTGATTTGAAAAAGAAGTAAAAGCATCTAAAACTATATCTTTTTGCTTTTTTATATCTGCATCATAATACTTTGAAGAAAAAATACCCATTTCTCCAAGCTCTCTACCAATCTGAGCAACCATTGAAGCAGATTCGGTAGCTATAGGAGACAATGAGGGGCCGCCAGACTTTTGTAAAAAGTCTTGAGCCTGCGCTAACGCTACTGGGCTATCTGGGGCAGAATCTATAATGTCTAAAACAGGTCTAAACTCTTGACCCATTTCAGATAAACTTTTGTTTGCAGACCTGTAAGCACGATATGCTCTTATGCCCTTTCCTGCTCCTAAAAATAATGTATCAAACACAGCGCCAATAGAAGCCTCTCTAGCTGCACCACCTTTCTGAAATCCTAACTGAACTTCTCTATCAGCTATTACGTCTTCAGCAACTTCTCCAGCAAAAGTACCAACAGCTCCACCAAGAACCCCTCCTATTACAGTACCAACAACTGGCACAGCAGAGCCAATAGCAGCTCCTGCCGTTGCTCCTGCAATAGCGCCACCAATATCAAGAAATTCGCCAATGCCTAAATCTTCTTTTCCTTTAATAAGGATTTGAAGGCCAGACATTGATACATCTTCATCTCTACCATCTGCTATGGCATTTAGATCATCTGTAGAAAGCTGTCTGGCGTATCTTTCAGGTATTTCCCTGATTACTTCTAATAATTTCTCTGCCATTTTATCTGCCTCTACGAATTTATCTTCCTAATACTCTACTTAATGCCTTTTGGCGTTCAAGATCTCCCTCATCTGACGCTTGATCATTTTCAACTTCGCTGTCTCTTAATTGACGCTGCATTTCAATCCACTCTCCAGGACTTGCTCCAGGCTGACTAAAGTAAACAGCTTGTTGCTCTAAAACAGAAAGGGCTTTTTCTGTAGCATTAGCTTTATCTTTGTACCAATTAATAATTTCTGTTTTATTAAATCCACTTGGAGCAGCAGTCGCTTGAAGAAGCTCAAGTTCTTTTTCACTTAAAGCCCCCATAGTAACTTGACTAAGTTGATTTAAAGTAAGCTCTCCAGTGACTGTTTTTAAGAAATTTGTAGCCTGATTTAGTGGAGTTAAAAATTCTTCTAATTGTGATGTTGCTGCACCTTGTTCAACAAGCCTTGCGGCTTCTCTAAGACTGGCTATCATAGACCTATTAGTGCCAATTTGTTCAAATGAATCTGCTGCAATTTTTGCCGCCTCAGTTCCAAGTATTCTTGCTTGATAAATATCTCTTTGATGTTTTGTTTCTAAAGCAAACCCTTCATTTAAAGCATTTTGAGCTTCTTCCCCAATAAGAACATTTCCATTTATATCTTTTACTATTGGGTTTCCATCCTTAGAAGCATAATAGATAACTCCATTAGGAAGTATCTTTTGACCTCCAAATATTTCATCTGCTGATTCACCAGCTTTTAGTCTTTCTAAATTAATTCTAGCCTCTTCAAGATTTATTTCATTCATCGACTGTTGATATTCAAAATTCGTAGATTCTTGAAATCTTCTTTGTTGAGCAAGAAGCTGATTATCAAGAGAGGTTTTTTGCCTTTGCGTTGACTCTGCAATTTGTTGTTCTGTAGCATCTATAGCTAATTGATCTATAGTTGCTTTTCTTTCTGCTTGTTCTTGTTCTTGAATAGCTTGTGTACTCATTCTAAGAATCTGAGCAGCCTGAGAACCAAGCCCAACATTTCTAAGCATCTGAGCTGTATTCTGAACAGACTGAGGATCTGTTAAATCCAAACCAGACAAAGCCTCCTGGGCTTTCTCAGAAGTAGACCTCATATCTAATCCAAGAGCAGAACCAAGACCAGTTGTAGCTCTATTAACATTACTTAAAAAGCCTGGAACCATTCCTGCAAAGGGAGCAGCATAACGACTTGTTATATTCCGAGTCATCTCCCTAGACCTCAAAGTAGTCTCAGCCAACTCTCTTTGTTGTCTTTGCTCTGGAGTTTCCAGAATATCTCTAAACAGGGATTGAATATCTATGTTCATTTGCTTATCCAGTAATCTTTTAAGTTATCCAGTCCTGGCAACGCCAGTCGAAAGAAGATTAAACAGCCCTGAAAGCTGTGTTTGTCTAAGAGCATTAGACAATGCCTCAAAATTAAGTTGAGCTTCAAGAGCAGATTCACCAAGTCCAGCAGTAAGTTCACCAGCACCAGCTTGAAGAGCAGCTTGAATTCTTGACATATCAGTAGTTGGAGCAAGAGATGCCAACAGTCCTTGTTGTGGCAAATAGGCAGCTCCTAACAAAGCAGGAATATTCCCTGCCATTGCCTGTTGCTGACCAAAGGCTTGTTGTAACCCAGCCAGTGTTTGTTGTGATTGTAATGCCTGTTCTGCCCTTGCTTGCTCCATAGCTGATACAGCAGATCCTGCTTGTTGTTCTTGTATAGCTTTTTCTAAAGCAAGTTGCTCTGGAGTTCCACCATATTGAGCAGTTCTCACTCCTAGCCTACCTTGACCTAATAACCTTTCTTCCAAAGCTAATCTTTGCCTTTCTCTTGAGCCTTGCTGAGCAGCTTCCAATCTGTTAAAGATAGACTGTTCTCTGGCTGCTAACTCTTCTGGAGAAGCTGTTAGCTGAGCTATTCTCTGAGCCTCTAAAGCTGCTTGCTGTTCAGGCGATAAAGCCTGTCTCATTCTTTCTATATCTGAAAGCAAACCAGAAGTAATAGCCTGCTCTCCAGCACCCAAAGAATACTGCAAAGTACCATCACCAGGAGTAACTGTTCCTCCAGTAGCAGTAGTAACTGTATAAGGTTGGAACTGCATCTGTCCTAATGCAGACGAAAGAATACCTTGAGGGAAAGCAGCACCTGTGCTTGGAGCGCCTACCAAGCCCTGAAGAGCAGCTCTTTGAGCATCTTCTATATCTGAAATAGATCTTTGAGTTTGAATTGCACTTCCAGCAGCAGAAAGAAGATTTCCCAAAGAACTTCCAAATATTGGGCTATTATTTGCCCCTACACTTCCTCCAAGATAATTATTTATGCTCGTAAGAGCATCTGTTAGCCATCCCATTAGTAAGTACCCCCATCAACTGTGGCTGTAAAAGTCCCAGTTACAGTAAGATTTACAAAACTAGAAGTAGAAGAATCTAGTTTAGTAGCTATAGCGGTAGCAATATTTGTAAACTCAGTATCTATTTCTGCACCCTTTACAATTTTTGCTGGGTTACCACTAACCAACGAATCTTTAGCAGCAAAGTTTGTTGTTTTAGTGTAATTTGACATTAGACCATCCTTCCAATAAGAGCATGAATATTTATTTCTTGTAACGCTATAGAGTTTCCACTAATAGTTGCTTCTAAACCAACAGAAACAACAGAACCAGAACCACTAGCATTTACAGATTGCCTGGTAATTAAACTACCTGATGTTGAGTATTCTGCAGTTGTATTGTATTCAGAAATATTATATTGAGCAGAAGAAGTGCCTTCTAAAGTAAATGCCTGTTTAGTATAGTCAACCGCATAATCATAAGCCCAGTTCAAAGCAATAGTAGTATTTGCTCCATCAAACAAAGTTAATATTATTTTCTTTACAAACTTTAATTTAGAGCTATCACCAAAAGACAAGGGATGACTGAAGTAACTAACTTCATATCCTGCAGCATCATCTGCATATCCACTGTAATACCCAATACCATCAGCAAAACCAATATACAAATCGTCATTAATTAAGCTGGCAAAAGAAAGAGGCTTTATAGAACTCCATGTAGTTGTTCTATACGAACCATCCTGAAGAGGAAACCTGGTATCAAAACAATACGTAGTAGAAAGAGAAGGAAATACAAGTAAAACAAACGCATCTTTTGAAGAAAAGTGCATTTTAATATTGCCAGTCTCTAAACTAGCTTTAGATTTAACATCATTATTTACATTTCTTGATATATCACCTATTGGAGATGATTTCTCTTGTATTGTTCTGGATAAACTTCTAACACCAGACCTATCTAAAAAGACTAAATCTTTACCAGTCGATGCCACAGCATCTCTTTCTAAACAACCAATGTTTGAAATAGTATCTGATAAAACCATTGTCGATGGAGAATCAGCGCCAGCATAAACAACAATCGAGTCTCTTCCAAAGATAACTAAAAAACCATTATGAGCCTGCAAAGAAACAATTTCATCATATCCATTAGGCCAGACTTTAGATATATCTATAGATCCTGAAGACCCTGAATCCCAAACAACTCCATTAAGAAGGTCAGACCAGTAAATAGTAGATTTATCATTTGTAATGTCAGCAACCCACAATCTACCAAAAGCACCCATAACCTCATGTGCTTGAGGAGGAGTACCTGATGCGCCTGACACTAAAGACATCTTTTCAACAGCGCCAGAGGAGTTAGAGTAAACTAAAGGCTCATGTCCTCTTTG